AACGGTCAAGATGCTATACCAACTGGCTACGCTACTGGTGGCGCTGGTGGTACTGGTAGCCCTGCTGGTGGCGCTGGTGGCTACGGTGGCGGTGCTGCTGACGGCGGGACTGGCTATGGTAGTAATGGTATCGCTCCTGGTGGCGGTGGCGGTGGCGGTGGCACCGCTGGTACTGGCACCCCTGGTGGCAATGGTGCGCCTGGGCGGATTGTTATTAGCTACACTGTCAACGCGACCCCAACTAATTTGTTTTTTTTCTAGTGTGTTATAATGAGCTCACAAATAGGAGAAAAAAGAACACATGGCTTACGACTATATCACTAAAGATAACAGCCCGAACTACACGCCAGGCTCTCAAACTCGTGCCGTGTGGGGTGTAGACCGCCAGATCAAGAATATCGCTATTCACTGGTGGGGCGACCCAGCACAGAACCCACAGTTCGACGGTATCGTTGCTCACTTATGCGACCCTAACAGTGGCGTTTCAGCACACTACGTCGCAACTGGTACCGGTAGGCAAGTTGCCTGCCTCGTTTCACCTAGTGACAACTCATGGTCAACAATGAGCGACAACCCATACTGCATCTCTATCGAGTGCGACCCACGTTGCCGTGACGAAGATTATGATGTCGTCGCTGAGTTGGTAGCTGACATACGTTCAGCCTATGGCAACCTACCACTCGTACCTCACAGGCAGTTTGTCCAGACAACTTGCCCAGGAAACTGGGACTTGTCACGGATAGACAGTATTGCTGCTAATAAGATTTCCAATCAGAATTGGGGAGATGTCACAAATGCGACGCCAGTATCAGTCCCTCAGCCAACTCCGGTTCCCGTACCTACTCCAACCACTCAACCGACAACAACAACTACTACGACTACAGCACCGCCTGTACTTGAGCCGACAACGACTACAACGACTACAACGACGACAACGGCTCCAACGACTACTACTACGACAGCTCAAGTCACGGGGGTCACAACTACTGAGGCACCTGTACCAGTTAAGCAGGCGGCTTGGTACGAAGTGATTTGGGTCACAATAATGTACATAATAGAAAGGTTACAAGGAAAAAAGAGATGATAGACACTAACTTATTCATCGGCGCAATCATCATTGCGATCGTCGCAGCGATCAAATCAGTATTCCCACAAGTAAGCGGAGCGATCACTACGATCGTCGCTGTGGTTGTTGGAGTGCTTGTAGCAATCTTGGCTTCACAGCTCGGCCTTGCGTCTGTTAGCGTGGCTCAGGGTATACTTGACGCGTTAGCTGCTGCTGGTGTCCACACTGTTGCTAGTGCAACTGGTACTAAAAATTCAAATAGCTAGTGTTATAATACGACTAAAGCCCCGACTGCCTGTGTTCGGGGCTTTTTGTATGCAAAGAAAAAATCGTGGGTTGCTCGCACTCCCCACGATTATTTCCCATAAAGGCTCTCAACCTTGACACCGGCGACCGAGCTTGCGCTCATACATTAACATCTAGTATTTTTGAACCACTACGGGTTGCCGCCAGCCTTATTTATTAGTATAGCCGCTTTTGGAACTTGCTCTGGAAGTTATACACGTCTTCTATCGAGCGTAGGCATGACCGGATAGCCGGTGCGGGCCGTAATAGCTCGCGTGCGCCCTCTCGATCGAGCTTGTTTATAAACAGATCGTAGTCGAAGTTATTTTCGTCCTTGAATAGTCGTAGTAACGCATGAGCCATTGGTGCGTTCATCTGAATATTCGTCTTATCGATCACTCCCTGTAAGCGCACGATCGCCCAGTCAGCTTCTTGTTCGTTTTCGATAATGAACTCACCACGTCGGAAGTCCATATCGAGGCCATTTTTCTGGCCGCCAGCTAGATAGGTGCGTATAATGCTAGGCGCAATATCTGAGTGGCGGTGCACATACTTTAGGAATGTCTTATAGTCATCGTTGCCACTAGCCGCGAAGCTATTAGCAAAGTCTAACAGTGTCCAACGGCGCTGTGTGACGTTTAGTACGCGAGTTTCATCAAGCGTCGCACCCGGACTAACGATGTAGTAGACGGGTAGGCCAAGCTCTTGAGCTGCTAACCGGCGGTGCTGGCCGTCGATAATAAACATGTGCTCATTCACTTGAATAGGGTTGCTTGGGAAAAGGTGCGGGTCAGCCTCCATGCTACGTTTAAGCCGTTTGACGTGGGTGTAATCGACTGGTCGGTTACCTGTCATCAGCTTAAACATAGCGTAGTTGGTGCTTACTTGTATCTCTGGAATTTCTATGCTGCTCGCAGGGCGAGGGGTTAGTACGCCGTCCTGCTCAATAAGTTGTGCCTGTGTCATAGTATCTCCTTTACTATTCAGTGGTTTCAGGGGCGTCTGGCGCCTCGACCTCGTTAGGTTCACCGGTTAATGGGTTGGTCTTAAATTGTTTCTGTCCCCAGTTCTTGCCCTCATTTTCTTTAAGGGTATAGAAGATATAGCTGTTTTCGCCATCTTCGATCTGGTACTCGTGTAAAATACCATCTTCGAGCAGTAGTTTTACTGCAATAAGCGCGTCGTGCGAAGCGTGACCACCAAGCCAGTTAGACAGGTAGTTTTCCTCCATGTCTTTTTCTTGGGCGTTTAATTTCTCAAACGCATAGATCAGGGCATCTTGGAGATATTCAATCTGAGGGCCAAGCTCCCATTTTATCTCCTTAAACGCTGGGTGTGTGTGCTGGTCCTCTTGGTCCATTTCAGTGATGTAGCCGAGTTCGACAGCCGCCCAAATAGCGGTGTTGATGTCGATTGGCCCCATTTGCAATAGGCTAATGAGTTTCGGTACTGTTTTCTCCGGGTACGCCATCACCAGATAGGTGAATTTTTGTGCGTTTTGTTTAATTTGTTCGTGAAATTTGTCAGCCATTACCAGCCTCCTGTTAAATTACTATTACTCCGGTCGATATGTGCGCCCATTTCGACGCCGGCCGGGATTTCACCCTGAATGTCGTGCAGGTTACTCACTGAGAATGGCTGCGTCACCAGGGTTTCTTTTAATGCTTCCTCCAAATAATCGAAGAACTCTTTGTCGGGCTCGACCCGGATTACTGCGAACTTCTTGGTGTTGAAGTTTAAGCATACGTAATCGCACCACAGGGCACCAGTAGCGAATAGCTGGCCTTGTATCTGTTTAAGGTGCTTATCCGGCACGCCAGAGGTCAACACTTCAGTAAAGGTATTGTCTTTGACAATCTTGATCTCAACGAGCCCGTATGGCTTACCCATATATAGATTGTGCCGCTCTTTATCAGGGGCTTTTTCAACCGTAACCAATCCATCAGGGCTAGCAACAAAAACATCATTGTACCAACAGCCAACCTCTCGCACTGAAGTACCCGTAGTATTCTCGTATTGCTTACGGGCGAAGTCTTCGAAGTCGATACCCTCTTGCATGGCGTCGGTGACGTAGGTACTGAAGCTCACGCCGAACTGTCGTTCGAACATCAGTTCTTTCTCGTAGTCGAGCCGAGCCTTGAGTGGCTTGCCGGCCCCAGTCTTGGCCTTGCTCACGGCTAGCCAATCGCATAGCCGTGAAGCAGTTACCTTACCGAGACGAGCCTGGAACCACTCAGGTGATTTCTGTGGTGCGCCTAGATATTCAAATTTCATAGCGACTACCACTTCTTAGGAATACCGCCAGCGGCATCATCACTTACGTTAGTAGCGCCGGGGAATATTTGATCGATTGTCGTCTGGCCGTCTTGTGGAATGAGGTCAGGACGCTCTTTCGGCTCATAACCGTAGATGTTCTTGTTCACACTCTGACGGGTTGTGCCATCAGCGGCGGTGTAGGTGCGAGTTGGGTCTGGGTACTTAGTAAACCAGCACTCACCACCGAGCAGCTTCTCACTCAGTTTTTCGACCAATTCCTCAGTAGTTTTAACGGCATCGATCGTATCACGAGCAGCGTCTTTCTTATCTTCTGGGGCATTGTGGACGTAAATCTGGCGTAGGACGTTGAATGAATAGTTAGCAGCCTTATCGGTGGTAAACCACACGCGGGCAGTATCTTCTTCATCGTTCGGGCCAAGCACTGTCACTTCGACAAATTCCTTACCATTCTCAGGGTCGTCGTTCGTGAAGCCTTGCTCGATAAAGCCAATTTTCACCTTGTGTCGGCCAAAACCGAGCCAGTTGCTTTCGCTAAATTCTTTCACTGCCTTATTGTCGTCATTTAGTTTCATGGTTATTTCTCCTCATCTAATATGGTTTTTCTCAATTCGTCTACCTGGTGTGAGTAGCCGGTCGGGTTAAGCAATCTAACGATAAACAGTAGTATTTCGATAGTTGCTCGCTCCCTAAATTTCAGATCGTTCTTCATTATTTACGTGCCTGTCCAACTTTAACTTTCTTACTCGGAAGCTCCCAGCCCGCAGCGCGTAGGAATGGTTCAATATCGCCATACTCCACGTTGCCAGCCATCACTGTCCGCTTACTTACTACGTGCGCTCGGTACTTCTCACCGTCGAAGCTGGTCAAGATCAGGCCATCGGCAAAGCGAGTAAACTGCCTGATTGATTTCAGCTCTGAGGCTAGGATTATCGAACCGCTCACGTCATCGACCTGACGCTTCGTATAGGTAAGCACAATAACATTCTTAGGCAAGCTCCACAGCGTTTCAGAAAATGCGGCCATACGCTTGTTGAACTGCCCGGTCAGTTTCCCATAAGGAACATCGGTCAGCGCAGTTGCCTGTTGGCCGGTTTCTTGGTTCCACTGTTCTATCACCACTTTCTCGAACATATCCGCAATGCCCTCAATGGTGTCGATGACGAGCGTCTCGTACTCGTCGCTACTAGCGAAGAATGTGATCGCTTCCAGTAACACCTGTCGGTCAGTAGCGTCGATCGCGTGCAGGCCAGCTTTGGCCGCGTTGCCATCAGTGCTCAGGAATAGGGGCTTTGGTGCTTTGGAGGCAAGAGTTGTCTTACCTGTCATCGGGTCACCCATCACAATGAATTTACTCGGTGCGACGGGTTTATTCTTACTGATTAAACTTGCTATATCACTCATGGTTCATCTCCTTAGTTATGGTTCTTAATGGTCGGGTAAATGGGTATTCGGCGTAAACCGGTTGCGGTTACTAGATAGGCGGCTCCGTTCACTAGCGCCACCTGACCTGGTGTTGCCACTACTGGTGGTGTTGGGCGTCTGAATGACTGGATTTGCCTGTGTAGCCAGCCCATTACTGTTCCTGTACCGGGTGATTTTTCATGTACTCAATCACTGCTTTACGAATAAGTTGGCCTTGGGTCATTTCCGTAGCTTCGATGTATTCCTCAACTTGCTCTTTGAGATCGCCGTCTACACGGCCTCCAAGCCAACCGTCTTTTACTTTGTTTGCCATTTCACACTCCTTTTATTTCTATTGTCTACGTGCCGTGTCACTCCGACTTACCGCCGAAGATGACGACGCAGACTATACAAATTATGATTATTATCGTCAACATGCCTGTGTCTCCTTGCGTTATTCATTGTCGCACGTTCTGCCAAACAATGCAACACTTATTTTTTTAATCGTCTATGCCCTCCTCGACCAAGCCTTGACAGCGTGGGCAAGGGCAGCTACCGTTTGGGTTCATCATTACCCCTCCCTACTTATAGTTATGGCCTTAATCGGTACCGAAGTTTGCATTTGTAGCGCTATGCCAAGTTCATCAAACAGAAACCCTTTAATATTTTTGTCATAATACTCTTTGCGGAGAAACCGCTCCCAAGTTATCGGCATATGAATTATCTTGTTCTGTCTTCGCGCCATTACATATACAGAATGTGCCATATGTAGCGTCGGGCAAACAATATACAAATCTTCAGTAGCAGCCCGGTCTATAAGCCTCGTAGTTTTACCTGTTTGTCGGTTATCGTAGATCACTTCTATCATCATGCCACCTCCTTTGTGTCTTGCTTAGTAGTGAGGGCGGCGACATATTTGGCATAGGCTTTTCGATTATGGTTCATATATCTCTCACAATCTTTCACTAAGTCACTGATGCGTTCAGCCCACTCAGCTTTTGGGTGAGTAGGCTCGTCTTTGAACAACCACAGAGTAGTCGTATGACCGTACAGCTTGTCTGCTGCCTGATATTGACCTACACGCTGCCCCTGCCTAAATGCCTCTATAATCTTTTGGGAAATAAGAGCCATGACACTATCTACGTAATCCGGCTCATCCATTTGATGAGCATCTCGCTCACGACGCAGTCTAGTAATCTCCTCCCTCAACCCCTCATCGTCTGATGGTGTGTGGCTCATAGTTCCTCCTCTCTAGTTATAGTAACTTTCATGCCAGCCTTTAGGGCCGCTCTCGCTGCTCGTAGCACAAAAAACAAATAGTCAAAATCTTCAGTAAGGCTACCATTGCTGTGTTCGACAATAATTCGATAAAGATACTTACTCATTCCACTACCTCCTTGATCTCTCCGGCCTCTAGCTTGGCTTTATACCACTGTGCGGACTGGAAGCTCGTCTTATTACGCAAGGCGTCCCAGATGTCACGCTCCACTGTGGTGGGTGCACATAGTAGGTACATCGTCATTTTTTGAGTTTGACCGTTACGGTTTGTTCGCCCGATAGATTGCTCGTAATCTTGATATGAATAGGTTGGGCTAAAATATACGGTAGTAGCCGCATAAGTAAGCTCAATGCCAGTCGAGCCACTCTGGTATTGTGCGAGAGTGATAGTGCGAACAAGGCCGTCCCACTTATCCTTGCTAGGAACCTCATGCTTTTCTCCGTCCTGCCGGAACACTTGCCGGTCTTTATGTTTACGTTTTAATAGTTCGAGTATCGCCGTCCGCTCACTCTCGTAGTTATAAAAGATCACACAGTTATCGCTCACGCCCTCCAGGAACTCGTCAAGCCATTTCAACTTAGGCTCGATCAGTGATTGTCGAAGCGCGTGTAGCAGTGCGCTAGGGTTGTCAAGGAACTTATCACCGAAGATGCGCTTGCGCTCGATCTCGTGATACTCTTTGGTGATCGGTAGTTTCACTGCTACAAATGTCAGTGGTGGCAAGTCTAGCGCGCTCTGTTTACTGAGTGGCTTGGCGATCTTATTCCAGTATCGTTTCAGCTCGTCCTCGTGGTAGTAGCCAACGATCTCTGGAAAGCCTTTATAAGTTTGCACGTTGCAGTAGCGTTTCTTAAACTCGGTGATGTGTTTAACGTGCCCAAATATCTTTAGGTAGTTTACCGCGTCAATCCAGCCGTTTGGCATAGGGGTTGCGCTTAGACCACAAAAGAAGTCGGCTTGCTTACTCACCTCGTAGACCCGTCGGCCCGCGTGGGCGCTAGGGTTCTTGGCCTTGTGCACCTCATCACAGATCACCGCGAAGCCGCTAGGGTGCTCACTTAGCCATGTATCGTACATGCCCCGCTTGCCACTACGGTACTGCTCAGGTGTTGGCTTGCGGCTAAACTTTTCATAGCTCACGATCAGATACTCAGGTAAGATGCGGCCGGCGAAGTACTCCTGCACGTCGCGCTCCCAGTCGCCTGAGTTTGCCTTAGAGGCCGGCGCCACGATCAGCAGCGGTTTAAGATAGGCGTGCTTGTCGTAGTGCGCCAATGCCATGTACGTCTTACCAGTACCAGTGTCGGCGGCGAAAATATACTTGTGCGGCAATCCGCGTAGGTACTCAGTCTGGAAGTCGTATAGCTTAATGGCCGGTTCTGGGTAATTCATTAGAGCTCCTTTCTGTAATGCTTATAGATGATATTGCTAGCTGGGGATATACTGAACGTGTATTTTAATCCTTTTAATGACGCGTACCGCTATGACCACCCCTGTTGCTAGCCCTCGTTGCTCAACCTCGATCTTACGCGCTGGGGCCTCCATTTTGCTCTTGCTCGTTTCAATATAGTTGTCCATATTTTCTCCAATCCTTAGTCTCTTTATAGTATTTCACTATGCCTAACATTGCAACACTACGCCGGCGTATAGCCATCGAACCAGTGCTTTTGCTTCTCGTGCCACAGCTCGATCTTGCGCTCGTCATTCGCGCACCCCTTTGGCTTGGCCGCACTGATGCTGGACGTTTCAGGGTCGTCGCAATGTTTACGTGCTTGCTCAAGTGTCAGGCCCCGGCGCATAACGCGTGACCGTCGATCAGGCGCTTCATAAAATCGTATGATGTTATATAGTTCACTCATTTTACCAATCCTCCTCTGGTACTTGCCGTTTAATTTTCAATACACCGTTCACTACCCGCGCTAGTACGTAAATCTTCAACTCGTCGCCAAACACCTCGTCCATCACCTCTACCGGCATCGGCAGCATAGCCACGTCTCGACGCCCCTCAGTGTACGCCATGATTGTCGGAAAATACTCATTCGTTACAATCGGCCTTTGCAATTTCCAGACTTTATATCGTTGTATCATAGCCACTCTCTCACTTTCTCCAGTGCTTCCCACTGATCGTTTAATGCTAATAGTGCTAATAGTCTCGCTTGATTATCGCTATCGAACATGCCCACCATCGTGCCCCAATTATCCTTAAAATTCGTGAGTTCATTGATGCGATCAATCTTCTCGGTTGCGTAGCCGTAAGTATTGTCATAGGTTCGCCATATTGATATGGCCGCCGCCTTAATCTGATCGAAAATTTCGTCGCTTGGCGCATCATCGTATGCCATTTTATACCTCCATTCCATCTTTAATTTCGCGATCATCTTGGCCCGGTACGTGTACGTACATGACCCAATTTTTGCGGTAAACATGCCAACCAGCCGGTAGCGCGTCATTCATACGCTTGGCGGTCGTCATCGTGGCCCAACCGCCCGTGTTCAGCGTATACTTGTCAGTTTCAGCGTTATACGTCACCACGTCAGTCGCGTGGTACTGTACGCGCCACCCACCACCCGGCAATTCATAGCGTTTGGTTTTAAGCGCGATCGTCTTGCCTTTAAGTGGCGCCACGTCTTTTTCTTTGACTAGCACAGAGTAGGCCGTACTAAACACGTTAGAGGTTGGCGCGTAGATCACATACACGTCGCCGTGTTCAGCCTCAAGCGCTTTGATCTTGGCCTCAACCTCACTGCTACTGTTACCAGACGGCGCGTCGTCCCAATCACCCGTCACCCAGTCGGCCTCAATCTCTTTGTAGCCCTGTTCGGGTACAATCTTGGTATAGCCGCGCCACCCATCAGTCGCCACCCATTTACTTGTAGCGATCAACGTGCGACCTCTGTAAAATGCGTCTGGTGTATCTTGGCCGCGATTGACGGCCTCTATTGCGGTAGTATCGTAGTAGATCATGGTTAAATTCTCCTTGTGGTTATTCGGTTAAATTATGGTTTACGGTTAATAGGCGCTTGTAGGCCGTGACTGTTGCGCCTCATAGCTATCACTAGCGGCCCATTCATCATAGTCGCCTATAATATCGTTGGTGACATTGTAAAAGTAGCGTTTAAGTGCCTCATTCAGTTTCAATGCTTTGGCTTGTATAGTCTTTGGATAATCGTGCAACTTGCCCTCGATCGAACCCTCGATGCGACCAGTTAAGCCGCCGCCTAGGTAGTTTTGATACGCCGTCATTTTCAATTCATAGCGACCGTTATAACCTAGATAATCAGTTGCATCAATCTCGATGCCGCCGCCCCGGTGACTTGCATCAAGCCGTAAGATGTTATTCTCGATATACTTAAATAGATCAATTTTACTCATAATTAGAAGTTCCCCTCTAGCGCGTTACGTACAATCGCAACGGCCGTTTCATGGTTAGTAGTTTTTTTGGCCCACATAAGCGCGTAGACAACCGCCTCATTATCAAGCGCCACCTCTGGTAAAATAGTGTACTCGTGACAGAGTGTTAAAAATTCATTGCTACTCATAACTATACCTCGATCCCTTTAATGGTTAATACTAGCGCTATATACTTGCTTACTTGCTTGTCACTCATGGTTATGCCTCACTCTCTGTTATATAGCCGCCGTTAATAGTTGCCCATGTCTCAAGCGCTTTAGCACAAGCGGCGTACGCGTCGTTATCTGTAAAAGTAGCGATCACGGTTGCGCTTATGCCGTCCTCAAAATATATAGTAGTCATGGCTAGATAAACTCCACCTCTGTATTAAGTAGTGGTTCAAGTATCACCGCGTCTTGATGGTATTGCGTTTTGATCTGTCGTGCCACTGATCGTGCTATCTCTGGTGTCGTATCAAGTAGCGTTAAGGCGTGACTTGCCTCCAGTTCACCGGCCCAAAAGCCTGTCTGATCTGTCAATGACCACCCCTGTACGTGGTTGACGTTGGCAATAGCCACCAGATCACGTAAGAGAGTTTTATGTGGTGTATGTGTACCCGTCGCGTTGACGTATGTACTGAATGTGATTTTATAATTCATTGTGCTTTTTACCTCCTGTAAGGTTTATTCGCTTATTTATGTGCTACCGTTGCCGCCTATATTTTGCGCTAGTGGTTTGCTTGCTAGTGATACTAGTTAATCACACATTGCAACACAATGCAACACTATTTATTGATATTGTGTAACATTGTGATGCTTTTAGGGGTTATTTTGAAATATGTATACAGTTACACCCCCCAAAATAACAGATGTGTATACAGTGTATACAGTTTGCCACCTATGCAATGTAATAGATAATTGACACAGAGCCCTAGAGCTAACAGAGGTAGCTAGCCATAAAAAAAGACGCGTTTATATTAAAGAAGTCAAACTGTATACATGTATACGACCTCTGTTGCAAAAAAGTTTGAAACTGTATACATGCTGTGGAAAACTACATTTTGACAACACTTGGACCCAACATGTTATAATATGCTTTTTTGATCGTGGCTTATAGCGGCTTATTGATCGCGCAACACGCCCGCGCCCGCGTCAATGATAGCCCCCCGGCGCGCTCCAGATATAGCACGCGGCCAACCACAAGCCGTATTGACCGGCGGGGGGGCAGTGTTGACGACTTGGCGGGTTTTGGGCGCTCCATCAGCCCCAACTTTTTTTCTCATTTTTCCTAATTTTATTAAAAAATCTTTCTAATTTTTGTCAATTCTCTACAGTAGTCTAGTGTTAAAAAACTATCCACACCCGCTACATCTAGGACTATACAAACATTCGGGACTGCTATATTGTAATAAGCACTATGGAAATTACACAGGCAATAAAATCAAGGCAAAAAAAGAATAGCCCGTATAACCAGAAGTGGGGGGTATTATTAAGAGATCGACGTACAGAACTCCGCGAGACACAAGCTCAGTTCGGTAAACGGTTTGATGTCACCGCGACAGCTATCTGTCAGTGGGAACTCGGCAACCGCGACTTACCCGGCGACGTAACCTGGTGGCTGACACATACAGATGTGGAGCCTCCGAAACCAGCGAAAATTGTGGCGAAACAGTAACAGACACTAAATAGAGGGTAAACATCAAATGGCTGAAAAAGAATTGGGCTTGCTGGACTTGAATGGTCCGATCGATGCAGAGACGGGAATGGTAGTGCCAGCGACAGCAGTTGCGCGTCGAGCACAGAAACTCATGGAGGAGTGGAATTTTGTCAGGTTCAAGGGTCGATGCCTGATTTTACAGCAGGGGGATTACCCGCATTACGTGCCGCTACGTAAGGAGCAATTCGACGTGATGGCCTATAAGACATGGGGTGGGCTGACACGCGGTCAGGTGAATGACATGTATTCATTTGTGCAGGCTAGTGCCCCGGACATGTGTGATAACGATCACTTAGTGGCCTTTGGGAACGTGGCGATACCAGAGGGCTTCGACCCATTTAACGAGGCGACGACGACACCGAAAGGCTGGGCACAACCGCTGGTCTGGGATATGAAAGAGCTGGGCTGGCGCCCGGAGCTATCGGCGACCGACTGCGTGTGGCGCTCCCCGTACTCGCCGTTACTGGCCCCGCAGGAGTTTTTCTTTATTAGCGACAAGGAGCCAGAGGACCGACCGCGGCTGAAGTTTATCATGGATTTGGCTGGTCAGGACGTTGGGCTTTATGACGACATTATGCAATCAATCGCGCCGATCATCATGGACAAGAAACCTGATGGCGTGGTGTGGTGGGTTGGCAACGGAGCCAACGGTAAGTCTACGCTGATGGACGCGCTGTATAAGATGTTCCCCGGCCACTTCGCTAGTATTACCGTGAAGCGCCTGGTTGATGGCCGTGACAACCCGACCTTAAATGGGGTGCTCGCCAACGTCGTCAAGGAGAGTAGCGAGGGCCGCGTCGATGATACTGAGATTTACAAGAGCCTCGGTACCCACGAGAACTTCGAGGCCCACAAGTTCCACTCCCAGGAGAGTATTAGCATTAACGGCAATATTCACTCGATTTTCAGCGCCAACCAGATACCAGCTTTTAACGACAAGGGGTACTCAGCTCGCCGTCGAACATTCATTATTCCGTTTAACGAGCAGTTCGCCTCTGACCCCGACTTTGAGTACAAGACATTTACCCCAGAATTTTTTGGGACGCTGGCGCGTGAGATGGGGTGGTACGCCAACAAATTGAAGAAGCAGGGGCTTCGCTATAAGTGGAGCGCGGCCACCACCGGGGCTAAAGAGGAGTACGACCGGGAGGCATCTAACGCTGAGGAGTATGCTCGTCACCTGATTGAGCAGGGCTGCGTAGCCTTTGACAGCTACCTCCCAATCCGGCAGCACTACGAGAACTGGTGTGCCGATAACGGCTACCCACCACTCGGCATACAGAACTTACGCAAGGCTATGACTTCGGTTGGTTTCGAGGCTGTCCCGAAACGCAATGGGACGAAGATGACCCGCATTTACCGGCTCAACACGATCGACGCCGATGCGCCACTGGAGCTCATGGGGCTAGGCACTCCGGGGTTATTTACCACCTATGGCTTCGCACCTAAACCGGTCGATATAGAGCCAGCGAAAAAACAGACTAGACAAACTACTATACTTGATGGTAAATGGTAAGCATGAATACATTAACACACATACTCCAGTACATTTTTCTGCACATGACGGGCATCGACACCCAGCAATCATATTTCTATGATTTTTGGTCAGGAATTGCTACGCAGATGAGCGTCTTTGGTGGTATTTTAGCGTTATATTTCCACAAGAACTGCCACGTCCCGCTTTGTCCGCGTCTCGGCCACCCAAACACCAATGGTGTCGTTTACTGTAAGAGGCACAACCCACATGGACCCACTACACGGTAACGGCTACGCCTTTTGGTCAGGCATCGGCAATGACTTGCCAGTGTTCCTGATTGGCTACGTCCCAGCCGTGACGCTGTGGTATTTTCACAGCCGGTGTCACGTAGAGAAGTGTCTCAGGCGAGGTAGATACCCCTTTCATCACTACCGGCTCTGTGTGAAGCATCACCCCAAGGTACCGCAAGGTGGCGTGAAGCATTGGCAGATCATTAAAATTCATAAAGAGGGAACGAAAAGGAATGGCTAACACTCTATTCGGAAGACTATTGAATAACGTCCGTATGGCTCGCGCTGAGGCTCGCGCTAAAGGGGAGCAGGAATTATGGCAGCGTAACGACTTGCAGAGCTACGCGGCTCGTGAGGGGTATAAACTGGAGGAGAGCAAGATCATCTCTAGTCGGGGGACCGAGACCGTAGTGCTTCGCTTATATAAGCTGGTTGACACCGTGACCGTCACCGTCGAGAGTGAGATCAAGTCAATGATCGACAATAACCCCGTACAACAGGGAAGCGATTGGTAATGGTATGGAACTTATACCAGACACTACGAACGTCGTCTACATGGACGAGTACCGCCAGGCTAAGTGGCGCGCGGAATTAAAACGGGCACGTCGCCTCGGTGGGGTTGCCGTCTTTAATCAGGAGTACAGCGAACCCGGACAGGTGATCGCCTTTCCCTCACCGGAGGACGAACCTGATGGAGCAGCCTGACTGGAGATCACCTCGCAAGATCGAGGAAGATGTGAAGCGCTACCGCAGTAAACGCTTCGAGGATTACATGAAGATGGAGGAACGGGGCGAGATCACCCGCGAACTAGCACTCGCTGCCCTACGTGAAGAAATTGAATACTCAGACCAGGCAACTGAGACCGATGAATATAACGCCGCTTGAAAGGATTACGTGAATAGTGAACAGGGCAAACTAGGTAATTTTCTTCGGGAAATATCCAACTGGAACTGGGAAGAATTTTGCCTAGCCGAAAAGGACCCCAAGTACACCACCAATGAGGCGGTGATCTTTGCGCTGGTCCGCGCCTGCGTCATGGAGAAGATGGAGGCCATTAAACTTGCGCTTAACCGTATCGACGGCAAACTCAAGACCCCAGTGCGGATTGAGATGCCTAAAGTTTTTTACCGTTTTCCAAGAGCGGTACTTCCGCAAGCCGATAATCCAATAATGCCAGATATTTCACAGTTAGAAGCGGGCGATATTGTTAAAGTAGGAGGTGAGGTGGCCCAATCGGAACCAGAACCGGAGCCTGAGCTAGCAACCCTCAGCTTGCGTCAGACCCTCGGAAAAATGGCCGATGCCCCCCGCCAAGTACCGGAAGCGATTATTGCCTACGCGACCGCTACACAGCAATGGCTTCTCAATCAATGTCCCGAACCGATAGAGAAGCCGATGGTGAAGTCCGTTGTGGCGGCTCACCTGCTTAAATTGGCACAAGAGCGCAACATCGACGCGTTAAGTGAAGTGTTCGATCAGGTTGACGGAAAACTCGTTGAAACCATACAAATACTTGGTGAGGATATTTTCATTACTGATTATTCACTTAGCGCGCCCGATGGGGCCTACTTAGGTGCAGAGGGCGTTCCTATCATTGAAGCTACTAAGGCTCAAGACGTATGGGCGCAGAAATTAACTAACAAAAATGGGTAGCAGGTATGTATTTATTAAGCATAATTATGGGCAACTTTATTTGGTATTCCCCGCAGATATTCGCTATCAGCTGCGGCATAGTTGGATTATTGACATTACGGGCGGGCATTAAGATATGGAAAAGAAACTGGAACGCGAAGCTGTTAAGTGGCTTAAAGACCAAGGGGCGTATGTTATCAAAAATCGGGCAGGGCCGGGTGTCCCAACGGCATGTCCCGACCGCACCATACTCTACCGAGATAAATGGGCTATCATAGAGTTTAAGGCTAGCGAAAGCGCACCGTACCGTCCCGGACAGAAAGAAACCCTCGAATTCTTAGGGCGACATAACCGCTTCGTCTATACGGCTTATCCTGAAAATTGGCCGTCTGTAAAATCGCACTTGTTAAGTAATTTCTTTTAGCATATTATTAGGGTATAAACCTAACGGTTCCTTGAAAAGTCGGAGATGTGAAGCAGGCACACACCCCCGAAAATAGGGGCCGACAATGAGAGAGGGAACACTTCAATGGCTGCACAGCAAAACACAAAGAAACCCGTTAGCGCAAAAGCTGCAATGGCAGTTGCTAACATGCTCAAAAAAGGTGGCGCGAAAGCACCTGCACCAAAAAAAGCTCCTGTTAATACTACTTCGGCGGCTGCACCTGACGCTGAAGATGCTATTGACGGTGGCGCTGACGAAGCACAGGAGTAGGCCATAATGTTCCAGGGAGGTCTTGTCAACCTACAGGGTGGTGGCGGCGTCTTGCAAGGCGGTGGTAGTCCACAGTCCACTGTTAATGGCGCCAACCTGAACACAACTGTTGCCCCTGGTAATAACGGGTCTTTTTGGAAAGGCGCCGATGGAAACGTCTACGTCCAAGGTTCAAAGGGTATCAACGCAGCCGGAGCTTGGGACCCAAATACAGTCAACTACTGGAGTAGCCGCGGTTTTAACCATACGCCAGATAGCCCTGGCGCTCAGACGAACAATACGAATAACAACGGCTACGGCACCAACACTATGGTCAGTGGTGGCGGCAGCGGTGGTGTTGCTTCAGCACCTCTCTATCCAGACAAAAGTAATGATATTACACTTCAAAATGCTGGCCTCGGCCAAGTTGATGCGACCCAGAACGCTGGGATTAAAACGATCGAGGACGCATGGAATAAGATCAACGGCCAATACGCCGACGATCTAACTACCGCAAACGGCCAGTATACCAACGAAAGCACTGATAACAACAAAGACCTAGAGACTAACAAGCAAACCGCCCTTGAGCGTGGTGTGCAGGGCCGTCAAGGTCTTTTTGGCACGCTAGCTAGTCTTGGTGCGTTGAACGGTACTGGCGTCGATCTAGCTAACCGAGCTGTCCAGCAGGGCGCCAATGAGGACCTGACAACCGCTTCTAACAACTTCGCTACTAACCAGAACACACTCGATACTGGCTATAACGGCTACAAGAAGCAAGAGGAGCGACTACAGTCTCAGGCTGAAACCGCTAAAGACAATAACGAGGAGCAGGTCAAAAATGACGCCGCTAAGTCTCGTCAAGCCTACCTCACGAACCTTGCGAACGACTACCAAGCCGAGGGCAAGACTGCTCAGGCTAAAACCTATGCCCAGCAAGCGGCCGACTTGTTCCCAAGTATCGCCGCCACTAACGTGCCAACGATCAATATGGGGTACTCTGGTGGTGCTTACGCAGCGCCTACCCTTAGCCAGTACGTTGGCAAAGCGAACAATACAGTTGTTCAGACTACACCAGGTTCAAGTGTTGCTGGTAGTACCTTTAGTCTTCCGGGCCTTGTGGCTCTGAATAAGAAGACGGGGGCCTAACAATGGACCTTGGCGGTTTTCTTGGTAATATCTTCCACTCCATAGGGGGTTTTTTCGGGGGAGGTAATAACCAAAACCAGAATAATAATCAACCCCACAACAATCCGGGGCCAATTACTATCAATCAAAATTCGACGGGACCTACGGCTGGACCGAGTTTTAATGTCAACCAAAACCAAAATTCAAACCTAAATCCATTCTTCCTCCAAAAACCTCAACAAAACCAACAACCTCAACAACCTCAACAGCCACAGCAGCCGCAGGCCCCGTCATTGAACTTATACCAAGGTCCGACCCATACTCCAGCTCTTACCGTTGCGAGCAGCCCTAGTGCAAATACTAATCAGAACTCAGCACCGTTAAAAGTTGTGGGCGCTTCGCCTACACCATCACAGCCTGATAATGGCAGTAATCCACTACTAGATTTCGGTAAATCTCTCGTTAAGGCCCCAGTTCAGTTTTTGAACCAAGCTGGTAGCGAACTTGCCAACGTCGGCATCACCGGTAAGACTGAGTACGATCTACTCACACACGCCGACCAAAATACGATCAATAACGACTTCGCAATGGAAAAATCTGGCAATGACGCCTACAACAAGAACTCTGGCGGCCTATTAAATATGGGTACGATTACCAGTGCTGACGAAGCTAAGAACCCGGATATTGGTAAGACTGCCGCAGAATTTGGTGGTAATTTTCTTCAGAACACCGCGCTGGTTGGAACAGGCGGTATTGATGGGTTGGCTGAGGGTGCGGCCGCGAAAGTGCTTCCTGAAGCTGCTAATGTAGGTGGTAAAATTATCGCAAATATCTTGCCAAAAGCCGTCACTGGTGCAACAGTTGGCGGTACAATGGGCGGCGGCCAAGCCCTTGAGGACGGCACTAATATCGGTCAGGGTATCGCTACGGGTGCTGGGACGGGTGCAGTTGCCGGTCCAATTATCGGTAACGCTGTTAGCGGCGCCTCACAACTTCTCCGTAAAGCCATACCAGGAATTGTTGACATGTTTAAGGGCGGACCTAGCGACGTTACTGACGGCAGCATGAATACAGCAACCGACGCTAAAGTAGCCAATGGGGTACAACAGCCTGACGAGATCGAGCCAGGCATTAAATCAGTGAACCCAACTCAGGGCGCTGACGCACTAGCAGCTATCCAGCAGAAAGAGGCAGAGCAGCTTGGTACTAATCCACAACCCGCCGCTTCAGGTGAGCAAGTTCAACCTGCCAATAGTAACCCACAATCTCAAGGCCCTGCACCAGCAGATATACAGCCTGCTACTGGAAACCCACAGGAAACCGCACCAGCAACACCTCAAAATGAAACACAAACGCCTAACGAACAGCCAGCACAGCCAACCAACCCATCAGGTAATCCAACCGCTCCCAACGCTCCAAATATTCGCGCACAGGCTCAAAAAGACCTCGAAAGCATTGGCGGTGAGGTTGATAAGCAAACCTCCAAAGAGATCGGTAGCGCGAAAGAGCATGACGTTCTCAGCAACGATCAGCTAAACGAAGCTGCCAACCGCTACACGCAGAGCATGTCCGATGACGAGCTAAAAGCTTCCGTCCAAGGCGGTATGACCGTTAATGGCGCTGGTGACATTGCCAAGGCTTACTCTATCGTTACTCGCTTAGGCAAGATGGCCGCTAATGGTGACGAGGAGGCTAAGGCCCTTATTCCAAAGATTTTAGACAGTGTTGAACAGCATGTCTCTGGTTCAGGTCGCTCACTCAACTACACCGGCTCTATGCTTGACAGCCTGCCAAAAGAGGCCCAGCTTGAATACATTGTTAAAGACATCAATAAAACCCGCGCCTCGGCTGGTCTCGACCCACTGAGCGACGAGGAGGAGCTAAACGCTCGTTCTACCCTAACGAAGTTCTTAACCGAGATCGAGCAGAAGCAAGACGCTGCTGCCGGTGCCAAGGGGTCAATCGACGAAATTATGCAGCGAGCCGAGCAGGGACAAGCTACCCCCGATGAGCTCAAGCAAATCTCTGACTACCAGAAAGTTGCCGAGCAAAATACCCGTGAAGCTAACCAGCTTAAAACGCAGGTTGGCAAGACATACTCTGAACTCGCTCCGCAAAAGGGCGACTTCGCTAAAACTGCTGGTGACTACGCAAGGTCATCAATGCTTACTAAGGTTACGGGCCGATTAAGTGACATTGCAACGACAGGCATAAATGCCCTCCACTCGCTCACTCAATCAGGCATTGAGGCTGGTATGGGTAAGCTACTCAACAAAGCCACTGGTAACGCTGGTCAGTTTGTTGATACTATGCCAAGTGTTAAGGCTATGGCGCAGGGTACTGGTCAGGGTGCACGCGATCTAGCTGAAAACTATAAGGGTAACACTGAAACTCCTGACCTTTATTCAGCTATCCGACAAAAGGGGCTAGGCGGCAAAGCCCAACTCGGTAGTGCTAACGCCGGTAACGGGGTTACTCGGTTTGTTCGTAACCTTGGACACTCTATGGCTGAAACTGCAACCAACTTGAGTGAGGGCGTAGGTAGCGCTAAAATCCAACAGCTCGCTACTCAAGAGGGTCAACAGATGGGTCTCCAGGGGGACGACCTTAAAATATGGGCAGCTGGACGCGCGGCTAATCCAACTCCTGCCATGCAGAGAGCTGGTAGCGGCCTCGTCGATGAGATCAACAACATGAATGACAATAAGCTCACCGATTTTATGAGCAGGGCATCTAAGGCATTTACTGGGAGCAAATTTGGTCAAGCAGTTGAGAACAACAAGCTCGGCAAACTAGGTGAGTTTGCCGGAGAGCAAGTCCGCAACATTGTCGCACCGTTTACTCGCTGGGCCGCTGGTGCTGCTTGGAACGGCGCTACCGATAAGAACGCTGTTGCGAACCTCGTGAAGATCGCTGGACAGATTAGCTTCAAAGACGGCGCACCGACTATTAAAGACCCACAAGAGCTAGTCCACCAGATTGCTGGGCTAGCTACAAATACTGCCGGGGCAATGAGCGCTGGGTACGCACTAGCGAGCAATGGTATGCTCACTACGACCAACGCTGAGGGCTATAACGATGAGGGTATGTATCTCCATGTAGGTAGCCATTATATCCCAATCGGCTTCCTGGGCTTCTTCGCTCCGGGCATCGTTATGGGTGCGGCTACTCATCAAGCCATGACCGATAAATCTTCGAACAAATCTGTTGTTCAGAAAATCGCCGACGCTGCCGGTAGTACTTTCAATACTCTGGCTCACTCATACCTCACTAATACAATGCTTGGTGGCAATAACGAGTTCGTCAAGCAGGTTCAGGAATTCCTACAAAATAAGAATGGCATTACTGGTCCTGACGTAGCGGCAACCGCCGCAACTGACGTTGCTGGCTCTTATATTCCAGGTGCCGCAAGTGATGCTAATACCGCTATTAACCAGTTCAACATCGGTGGCCTCAACCCGAACCATGAGACCGCGATTACGAAAGTCACTAAAGGCGAACTTGGTGTAACCGATAAGAGCGGTGCCCCATCGACTGCCAAAGATATTCCACACTCTGATTTCAACTCGCTATTGAACAAAATACCAGTTGTCGGTCAGACAATGCTTCAACGCAATCCAGGTGTCGCTGCAAATGATTTACTCAGCAACATTACGCGTGGCGATAACGAAAGTCCAACGCAGGCAAAAGACAATAATGCCATTATGCAGCTGCCAGTTAAAGACCAGTCAACGGTTCGTAATGCACTCCTAAAGACAGATGGAGAGGCCCAAATTCACGCTAATAATGCCGCCGCTGCTATGCCAGCTAACTCACCTGCTAAGGTTAAAGCTCAGGACGTTGCTAGTAAGATGGCGTTTACTAACGGTCAAGGCGCACCACTTGATACAGCTATTAAGAACGCCCAGCAGAGCGATCAGGCAGCTCAGTTCAAAGCAAACGGCGGTCCTAATGGCAGCCCAATGCAGACTATTGGCGACAAAACTTATGCAACTATCAACGGCAAAACCCAAACATTCGCCAACGCCCATGACGCACAGCGGGCTATGGACTTCCAGAAGTTCAAGGATAGCGGTCAAAGCTCGGCTACGATCAACGGGGTTGTATACCAAAAGGGTTCAGACGGTAAGTTCTCGACACCAATGGAGCAAAAAGACTTCGATTACAAGAACGCCACCGATGCAATTAAAGACGCTTCGAACAATAAAGACCTCAACGGTACCTTGGCCGCTCAAAGCAAGCTACTCGATAATGTCCAGTGGCAGCTTAGTCATGCCGACCTTACTGACGCTAACCGAGGTAGCCTCATTGATACCGCTGCTAAAACCCAAGCTGACTTCAATAAGTATTCTCTCTGGGGTGGCTTCACGAAACCAAAGGGTGCTCCATCGTATGACCCTAAGTTTAATGGGACTAATCCAAAGTCATCGGCTTACATTCAAACCATCAAGGAAGCTGGTGCTAAGTATGGGGTTGATATTAACGCCTTACTATCGGTCGCCGCTCAAGAGGGCTTAGGCGGCGGTGTCGGTGATAACGGCACGAGCTTCGGGCCATTCCAAATGCACGTCGGTGGCGCACTGCCTCCAGGTAAAGATCAGGCATGGGCTGAAAGTCCAGAGGGTATTGACTACGCTGTTCAGCAAATCGCCAACGTCGCTAAGGGTAAGGTTGGACCAGAGGCGATCAAGGCTATCGTTACCCAGTTCGAGAAGTCGGCTAACCAGCCTGCCGAGATCGCCAACGCACAGGCAGTTTACGATGGTGGTACGGCGAACTTGAATAGCACGTCTGGTATCGGCTCAACTGTCGATAGCACTACTAGCGGTAGCGGCAGTGCCAGTGCGAAAAGTCAGGCCGCGCTAGTAAAACAAAATACAATCGGTTCATTGCCACAGATGGCCCGCCAGAGCTTCATCGAGAATGGTATGGTGAATAAACCTATTTCGCCAAACATTCCGCAGATCAAGCTGACAGACCCTCAGACATTGATAAAAGCACACAAAATAACAGTAGGTATGCCAAAAGCATAAGGGAGATGGTAGGATAACAATATGGGACCAAATGGCACACTAATCGGCTCACCAACTGCACAGCTCCAAGCGTTCGCTCAGAGCGTCTATAAGCTGATTAAAAACCGTTACTACGATGACCTAAATTCATCTGATGGTCAGGTATTTTTAGGTCAAATTGCCGACTGGTTGAATGAGTATATTGACGAGCTTGAGTACGAAGTTAATTCAGACGGTGAACCTATCGACTGGATTTGGGTACGCAAGCCAGGCGTTGCGCTTGGCACAGCCACTACAGGGGCTAACTCAATTACTTGGGATAGCACAAGCTATAACAACCTTATCTGTGGGACTGACCGATTTGTGCAAGTACTCGATGCAAGTGGCAGCGTTAAAAGCCAGTTCACGGTTGTGGCACCAGCTGACATGAGTAATGATAATAGCCGAAACGCTGACAACTTTTGTACTCTCGTCAATGGCAATATCATGTTTAGTCGCCCATTCACCGATGCCGAGAACAACTGTACGATCGTTGGTGACGTAACTGCCTACCTCCCTCGCGTCACTACTACCATTAGCGCCACCACCAAACTCATCGTTGCCACCAACGTGGACATCTTTAAGACGGTTAAACCGCTGACACTCCTGAAACTCGGCACTACTAAGAACGCTATTCTGCCTGACATTGTTCAAGGTGGTTTGAACCCAGCATACACACAGAAGTACAACGACCTCCTAACAAACGCTATTAACCGTAGCGAGGCTAGCTCTGTTTCACCTACTGCCGACTATACTGAGTTTGGCGCCGTTCGTGGGGTCGGCTTCTAATGATTACGGGTAAGATCGCTTCAGTACCACAGAAAGAGATCACATCTGTTGATGTGCTTAACTTCGCCAGTGGATTGAACCTGAACGGTCCTCAAGTAGCTGCCACTAACAGCTTCGTCGCCAGCAAAGACGTTATGCTTACGCCGGACGGCTACCTTGTTCCACGCCCAGTTATGACACCATTTCTGCCTGATACTGTTGATACGGTCTTTCAGATTTACCCAGTTCTGTGGAATAACAAGATTTATTACATTACTGCCGACGCCAAAACAAAAGGCAGTACTGCCGGCCAGATTATCTACTGCCAAGAGGGAGACACTACATGGACGGTAGCTGGGGCTGTCACAGGCTCTACCAATAGCGTCACTGTCAATAATGGTGGTAAGCCAGAGTTCCAGCGTGCACTTGATACAGTCCTCATTCTTAACGGTGAAAACGGTGATAGGCTCGCAGAATTACAGCTTGGCCCGACATTCAAGGTCGCGCAATACACGTCAATCCCTGACCCAACCGCAGCTGTAACGGCTACTGCTACTGGCATCACCTTTGCTACTACCACGAGTAGTACTAATCCATACCCTATCTACTTCGCTTACACGTACACCACCTCTACTGGTGAAACGGCATTGTCGCCTATTATGACAGGCTATACGAGCGTCACCCGCGACCAATGGCAGCATCAAACAACACCAGGTAAAATAACCATTACCCGCCCTGGAACTGCCCCAACGGGTGCTCAGAACTGGAACTTATACATCGCTCTCGCTGCGACCGCTGGTACAATTACGAACACTAATATGCTTCAACTCGCAACCGGTCTCGACCTTAACCAGTCGGTCTTTACTGATGACGGCTCACTAGCTATTCAGCTAGGCGCGCCAGCACCAAACGAGAATACTACTAATGGCCCTCGCGTATCTCACGGTATCGTCGAGGAGGGCAACCCAATCCTGTTTGGTGACGTTGATAACCGTACAAACATCTGGATTGGTGGAGGCGGCCAAAACGCCCTGAGCTTCAGCTCTGCACTCGGTGGCTATAAAGCCCAGCCGAACCTCGGTACCAACTTCCAAGTTACGCAGGTGGTTGGCTTCCGTAACGGACAGGGTATACCAAGCCTAACCGTACTGTTTAGCAACACTCAGGGGCTAGCAGAACAGGCAGTGCTCGAACAACAAACCGTTACCTATGGCAACCAGACATTCACCGTCTGGGGTGTCATTAGCCAGCACTATGGTGCCGCTGGTGTGGCCGCAGCCGACAGTGCGATCAACTACAACGGTAAGCTGGTCTTTATGGGCACCGATGGCCTTATGAGCATGAACACGCAGCCGCTTCGCCAAAACGTGATCTCGACTGAAAACCTGACGATCAAGACGATGGGTGGCTATGTATCAAAAATCAAGAACTCAGCTATGTCCTCGATCGTTGGTACAGCGTGGGATAACCGATTTATGTTTACGATGCCAGCTGACGGCTTCGATACACCACAAGAAATCCTAGTACTCGACGACAACCAGCAGGTGCCAGAGAACAACAATAACGGGGCGTTTTACACCTATGATATTCCAGCTCAGTGGATTGGTGTCGTCAGCCCGGCGAACGAAGCCGCATTTATTTACGTGGCTCAAGGCAATCACTCTTACAAGCTCCAAACTGGTACCGCAACATTCGACACTAAAAATGGCGTCCCAGTACCATTCAGTACCAGCGCTACTGGTGCATTTATACCGATGTCACCAAATGGCGCTCGCAACCACTGGCAGGCTGATGTGCAAGCTATGTTCTATGTCATGGGACTAGTTGGCACCATTACTGTCGGTGTTACCTACCGCAACCAAAACGGTAAGCTCAAGACAAAATCAAAGACATACGTTGGTCCAAGCTACGTGCCATCTAGCGCGGGTAGCTGGGGTGACCCTCAATGGAGCTACGCGCAATTCCCTGCTATCCCAGGGTGGGCGTCTAGTCCAAAGATCGATACGTCATTAGTGGCGATACAACCAGCGGACGTTCGTATACCAGTACAGATCGACGACATTATGAATGAAGCACAATGGTGGTTCACGACTGAGGCCGGGTATAATAACTTTAAGATAAGGGTAATTAACTTCGAGGGCATAAATCTTGGCGTAAGGCCAGATTTGCAGTAGAGTAAACATAAGGACAAAAACATGCAACCAAATCTAAATTTTGCCAATCCACAATCACTTGCCATCGGCGGCAACCCACAACTGGGAGACCCCAACATGTCCGGTCAGAGCCTCACCATACCGAACCCAGAGGGCATCGATATGAGCGAGATGATTACTGAGTGGAACCTCGCTACTGAGTATGTGCGCCTCTATACCAAAGACTTCAAATATCTCGACGATCTAGTAGACGGCGTGCCTATCAACCATGACCCAAAGAACCCATTTGTCGGTGACACTACTCTACTCGGTGAAGTGAAGTCTATCCCGCGCGATAGCCTCCAGCAGCTACCTGTTATCACGATGTCGATTAACGGTACTAAGAACTCGGTTGCGGCTATGCTCTCCACCTATCTGTTAAAGCACACCGCTTTCAATGAAGATACGTTTGGCAAGGGCCTACTTTCAACACTGCAAATTGGCGCAGAACAGGCACTTAGTCATGGGTATGCACCGTTTATGGTGGCTACTGGCAGCATGTTTAATAACTTCGGTACGACACTGAAACTACTGCATTACATGGATAACGCACCAGAGCCAGGCATTCAGGACCACAACGAAACTGGCTTCGATTATGTCGTCGCTAACCTGACGCCTAGCCGAGTACGAAAAATACTCAAGGCCGCTATGCGAAACCCTAACACGACATGGAATATCCCAGCGCTGAAGCAAGTACTGGCTAGCACGCCACTCGCCTCGACCTACTCTATGTACGAGGGTGCGGCTCGCATGAACCAGCCAGGCGAGCAGTCAGGACCAACCTACCAATTCGTTACTCGTTACGAGACGGGGCCTGACGCTACCATCATCACATTCTGTCCACAGGTATCAGAGGCACCGCTTCGCGTCATGGATAGCCGCTCTAAATGGGGCTACCCTCGCGTTATTTACCTGGTGATCGACCCAGCAGCTTTGACGCCATTCGGCCAAAGCCGTGTCCGTCTCGCTAGCCCGAACGTAAACCTGATGAACATTTATTACGGTCAGATAGCTGCCATGCTCCTGCTTAATAGTAAACCGCCGATCTTTCAGAAAGGCCGCTTCTCGACGCCGGTTGTTCTTAAGCAGGGGGCGGTCTGGAAAGCTATCGACCCACAGGCAAGTGCCGAACTTAAGAACATGGACAACGGTGCGCTCGAACAGTTCACCCCAATGGCTGAGTACTTCCAGGCTCAAATTAAAACTGTCATGGGACGACCGTCACCTGGCGGCCCAAGCAGCCCTGGTAGGACTGCCCCTGGCGTTGAAGCCACACAGCAAGTTCAAGACAACGCTGTTAATCAGGTCACGAAGATACTTGAAAACTTCCTACGCCAGTACGCACTGGTGGCACTCGACACGCTATTATCTGAGCAAGAGGGCGAAGAAGATATTATCGTCGATGACGACACTAAGAATTCGATCAACGATCTCCGTCCCGGCACTATCGGTGATGATAATAAAATCCACATCGTATGGGCTGACTTCTATGCCGCTATCGAAACGTGGAGTGCCGAAGTCACTGTTAGCCTTAGCTCCGACCAGATCAACGCTAAGAAGCGTGCTGACCTCCAAGATATGTTGGTTGTACTGGCTCAAAACGCACAGGAGCTTGGACCAGGTGCCGTACAAAAAGTACAAGAGATTACCAACATGCTCTTACAAGATCAGGTACCTCTCGCGGGCGCACTCCCATCTGGAGGCGCAGCTCCAATGGCACCAGCACAAATGGCTTCTCCACTACCTGTAAACCCAGCTGTCGGCGTAACACAATAAAACGCTTGCGCTCTAGGTAGCCTGCGTGCTACGATTGCAACACAATGAGTTATATAGACCCAGAAGAAAATGTACCGGTACGAAGTTTCTTCGACCCGACTGAGCTTGCCGAAGACAAGACTTTCAGTAAGGACGAGGAAGATGAGCGTACCCTGCGTCAAATCTATAAGATACTTAAAGAGGGTATGGATAGCCTCGACCAGTGGCACGCTTTCACTGACGGACACCGCCAAATGACCGAGCTGAAGCTCAAGCAAGATATTCACGCACATGAAATGGCTGCCGCGATTATTAGCCCTGCGCTGGAAGCAGCGGAGCAAGCCCTTGCAACTGTGGACGAAAAATTTAGACAAAGGAACAAAAGATAATGGACGATTTATTTGCAGCAATCCAACCTAGCAGCGACGCTGGTGCGAGTACTCCACCGGCCCCAGAACCAGTAGCTCCCGTAGCAGAGCCGGTAGTTGATACTAGCGATCAATCTCCCGCTGAAGACCAAGCGGACGCGGACGAATGGGGTAACGCGATTGATAATATTTTCCCCGGTTTACAAAGTTCACAGGAGGACGGTAAAAATGAGCAAGCCAACGGAGAGAAAAAACCTGAAGAAGCTAGCGCGGGACAAGGCGCTGGCGAAGCGGAGAAACCTGTCAAGGACGCTGCAAAAGCAGGAGAAGATGGCGCGGAAGAAGCAGATGATGGAACGGAAGAAGTATCTGGAGAAAATGAGCAAACTGGCCCCCCAGAACTTTCTGCCAGCGATCGGCAAGAACTAGAGACGAGCGTCAAGGCTGAAATCTCGCAGAAGATGTTTACTGAACAAATCAATGGTAAACCTGTCGTAACGACGCCTGACGGTTCCAAGTACTTCTTAGACGCTAGCGGTCGCCCAATACTCGCTGACGCCGATGGTGACCCAATACGGGGCATCGACGACGTGATGAAGCTACTCAATCCTCGCACCGGTCAACCATTTACTGAGGAACAGGCTGGCATGTGGCTTCTTAACGCCCAGCAGAGTATGCGTGACAACGTGACTGAAATGAGTACGCAGATCAACGAAATCGCCTCAACTGGTATTACCATGAAAGAGGAGAGCGAGGTTGTGGCGTGGCAGTACGGTGAGCTACTCAAGGCTATGCCTGACCTGCAAAAAGAGTTGTGGAATGATTACGAAAAAACACTCGTCAAAGACCCCAAGACCGGTATCGTTACTAAGGCCCCAATCTCGCTTCAGAAGTTCTACGAGCGCGCCTTAACACCTTACGCAGAGCTGGCTGAGAGGCTAGAGACTGACGGTGGCACAACACCACCAGCAGCCGGAACACCACCGGCCGCAACACGACAAGCTGTAGACCCAGCCGCACAGCAGCAAGCTAAACAGCAACGTCGTCAGGACCGCTCCGATATTTACGGAGGCGGTAAGGTCGATGACGCTACTGATGACGACAAGGAATGGGGAGCTGCTGCCCAAGCCGTGTTCGGTGAACAATTAAATGGATTAAGGAGGTAATATGGAAGATCAAGAATATAAGGAGCTGGTAGAGAGTTATGGTGGTCAAGCTGTTGGCCTAACCTTTAACCCATCGAAATTACTAGCAGTTCAAGTAATCAAAACACAGTATGCCGAAATCATTAACGATCTCGACGCGACACGTTCGGAGACTGCGGACCAAGAGGTAAAACGCCTCTGTTCTATCGCTATTACCGAGGCGCAGTCCGCGCAGATGTGGGCAGTAAAAGCAATAACATGGGGAGTAAAATAATGGCACTTAACTGGGTAAATATTCGCTCCGGCCTCAAAACCGTAGCAGAGACAGAACCACAAATCGCGGCTCTATGGGCAAGCTCTGACCACAGCCCAAACATCACACAGGGGCAGGACTTCGGTTGGCGCTTGGCACCAGAGGTTGTGGTTGAGATGAAACAAATTAAGGGTGACTTCCAGGCCCTAGAGCGTATCGCTTCTCGCTTCAAGAAAGCCTTGGACGACTTGAGTGAGATCGATATTTTGACATGGATTAGCAATAAGACTACGCTAGAAGCAGCGCCCGTAGTTGAAGTCGCAGACTTCGCTGACGACTACGAGCGTCAAGTTCGCTTGCTTGAGGGCCATGTGGAACCTATCATAGCCGGCGCTATGACCGATGAGGAACTAGAAGCCGAGCTGGAACGTCGCCGAGCTGCTAAAGCTGACGAAAAATCCACAGAAACCGCAAGCAACACTACCGTACAATAGGTTCGTAAATTTTAATTAAAAGGAGGCTATCATGGCTGACGACAACGAAACAACTACTACAAACTCTACTACTGTAAACACTGGTGTAGATACTACTGCTCAAACGCAGGAGAGTGCGCCTAACCCATCTCCAGTAGATGCAGCCCCTAGCACTGACTTGAACGCTTCAGGCAGCATTGCTAGCCCTGCTGTGACTGACCCAGCTAACGACATTACAACGAACGACGTTGAACAAACTCAAGAAGATCGCTTCGCTGATGCTCGCACTACCGCTATGGTCAACCACGCCGCAGCAAACGGTCTGGACGCTGCTAACCAATCTAGCGCTACTGAGGAAGAAATCGCCTAGTAGCCAGGGT